GCCACGTGACTCATATTTTCCAATGCGGTAACCAAATCTTCTAGCTCTTGAAAGGATAGATCTCGAATTTTTTTAATGCCTGTGTTAGCCATAATCAAATATATTTAATCTGAAGTTTTAAAGAATTAAAAGATAATAAAAAGAATTAACCGATAATAAAACTGGTTGGATTGCCGCCATCCATGTTAAGAATAATTTCTTGATCCAATTTTTCCATCATGGCCATGCCGTCTTGTTTCAGAGCTTCGCCATTGAGTGTGGTTCCACCTTGTGGTCCATTAATGGTTCCAAATTTGCTTCTTGCTTCTCCCAGCATCACCTTGCTGACTGCCAATGTGTAATCTCTAAGCCATGGCTTTATGTAGATATCGTTCAATAACACTATGTCTGGTCTAAAATTGTCAGTGTGTAAAATAACTCTCTCGGTATCTATTCTGGGACGTTGTGTGATGGTCAAAGTCTTGGTTGAATTATCATAATGAAATTGAATAAATGATCCAAACATTTTGCCCACCAATTCTTGATAGGATGCAAAAGCATAATAAGTTGCCAATCCGCCTGCGGCACCTGCTCTCAATAGATAGGTGTTGGTGTAGGCCAGATTGAAAGGTTCAAACAATGTGCCTCCCTGTCCATCACTTCGTGACCCCACTGTGGCTCTACCGATCTCTCTGACATTGATGATCTCGTTTGGCAAGATATATTTGTTTTGATTTTGTTTGAGATCTAAAAATGCATAACTTTCTTCCACAGAATTATTAGATCTCTGTCTAAATCTGTTCAGTGCTCTTTCCAGTGCAATTTGATAGTGTTTTGGGTCTAATTCTACCTCAATCATGCCGTCTCCCAGCATGGTTTTCACATAATCAAATACTTGTTGCTGTGCTGTTTGTAACTCTGACATATGGATATTTATGGCTAGATCCTTTTCCATAAATATGGTTAGTATGCCACGTTTATCAATATACAAGCCAGAAAAAGGCAACGATTATAAGTTTTTTGATCGCAATATCAATGAGATGTTTCAGGTGGGTGGAACTGACATTTTTCTGCACAAATATATAGGAATATACGATCAGGGCGAGGAAGGAACCAAGGATGGAGATGCCAGTCCATCGCAACCGCATTACAGTGGCAGTAATTTGAATGAAAGAACCATACAAGATCTATTGTTTTTAGAAAACAGAGACAGGAAATATGACAAGGATGTATATGTAATTAGAGGTATCTATAATGTGCAAGATACGGATTTCAATCTCAGCCAATTTGGCATGTTCCTACAAAATGACACACTATTCTTGACTGTTCATTTGAATGATATCGTGGAAAGATTGGGCAGAAAACCCATGAGTGGAGATGTGGTGGAATTCCCACATTTGAAAGATGATTACAGTTTGGATGCCAGCATACCTGTCGCCCTAAAAAGATTTTATGTCATTGAAGATGTGAATAGATCAGCAGAAGGATTTTCGCCCACATATTGGCCACATCTGTTGAGATTAAAATTAAAAACGCTGGTAGACAGTCAAGAATTCCGTGACATAATAGGAGATGCTACCACGGCTGGATCTCTTGCCAGCTATATGAGCACCTATAATAAAGAGAGAGAAATCAATGATGCAATCATTAATCAGGCAGAAGCGGATGCTCCCAAATCTGGGTTCAATTACAAACAATTTTATGTTACACCCATCGACGAGCGAGGCAATATTAGAGTGGATGGTGTAAATGACCAAGGACAGACCATTTCCAGCGACAAGACCATTAATGCGGTAATTGATTCACCGGCCAGCAGCCATTATGGATTCTACTACAATGGCGATGGCATACCACCTAATGGTTACGTGGCAGGAGCGGGAACCAGTTTCCCAACATCAAACGTCAACAAAGGTGATTATTTTTTAAGATTGGATTTTTTACCCAACAGGCTTTTCCGTTTTGATGGCGTGAGATGGATCAAGGTTGAAGATGCTGTGAGATTAAACAGTAGCAATTCCGGATTAAACAATACCACCAACAAGGGAGAATGGTCAAATCAAACAGCATACGTCATTAGCGATTCTGTAGCATTTGGGGGTTCGCAATATGTTGCAATCAAATCCAGCACAGACAAACAACCAAATACGGAAACTTCTTTCTGGAGGCAGGTTAAAATTACTTACAAATCGGGTTTTGTCAATAACAGTAGTGCCTCTACCATTAATGGCCTAACAGTTGAGCAGAGACGATCATTGACCGATGCTCTAAAACCCAAGGCGGATAATTAATGCTTCATTTTTACGATGGTCAGATCAGGAAATTTATGACTCAGTTCATTCGAGTGCTGAGTAATTTTTCTATAGAATTGGGCAAGGGCACCAATGGTCAGGTACAATTGAGACAGGTACCTGTGACTTATGGTGACATGACTCGTCAGGTGGCCAATATTATTAGAAATAACAGTGAAAATGCTCTACAATCTGCTCCTAAGATTGCATGTTACATCTCATCATTGGAATATGATCGAGAGAGAATGCAGAATCCCTATCATATAGAAAAACAACATCTCAAAGAAAGAAATTATAACGAATCCACGGGCACCTACGAAAATACATTGGGAGCGGGTTACACCATAGAGAAAGTGATGCCAAGCCCATTTAGATTAACAGTGAAGGCAGACATCTATACCACCAACACCGATATGAAATTGCAGATATTGGAACAGATTCTATATCTGTTCAATCCAGACTTTGAAATTCAAAAAAGTGACAATTATATCGATTGGACCAGTCTAAGTTATATTGAATTGCGTGACATAGTATTCAGTTCTAGATCTATTCCTGTGGGTGCCGAAGTGGAAATTGACGTGGCAAGCATGACTTTCAGCATGCCTATTTGGCTGTCTCCCCCTGTTAAAGTTTCTAAATTGGGAGTGATACAAAAAATCATTATGAGTATCTATGATGACGATGGTGGCATAACGAAAGGATTAATCGATGGAACTCTGATATCTAAATCTTATGTGGCCCCCAATAATTATGCTCTATTATTGACCAGCAACCAGTTGAGGATATTGGGCAGTACAGGCATCAATGTGAGCTCGGGTGGGGACGGATTCTACACAGGAGCCCATGAATCAAACACCTTGGATCCGTTCGAGACATTTGGTCCACCGATCAATTGGAACATATTATTAAATCAATATGGAAAAATTACCAATGGATTGAGTCAAATTAAATTGACACAGGAAAATGGCAATGAGGTGGTGGGCACAATATCAACATCTCCATTAGATGAAACTATCTTGTTGTTTAATATCGATGGAGACACCATACCGGCCAATACCATAACTTCTGTGAACAAGATCATAAATCCATTAACATTTGATGCCAGCGCCACACCAGCCAACGGCACAAGATTCCTTATCACGGCAGACATTGGGGACAGCACGCAGTATTGGCCAGGAGATTTGAACGCTCAGGCCAATGATATCGTGCAATACAATAGTGCCACTAACACTTGGAGTATTGTTTGGGACGCATCAGCATTTGATTCCACAGTGGAATATGTTACCAATCTTAACACGGGTATTCAATACAAATATAATGGCACAAACTGGGTCAAGAGTTACGAGGGCGTCTATATTGCAGGCAAGTGGACACTTGTGCTATAATAAATAAATGCAAGAAAATATCATATGTTCTGGTGCGTTGTTCTACGCAGTAAACACAAAAAGGTTCCTATTCCTGCAACGCAATGATGATAAGACTCGTGGTATGTGGGGATTGGCAGGCGGGCGAAACAAATACACAGAAAGTGCATTCGAAGGATTAAAAAGAGAGATAAAGGAAGAAATTGGATTATCCGCTGCCTTTAAAAAAGTTATACCATTGGAATTATTCACTAGCAATGATCAAAAATTTTTCTTCAATACCTATGTGATCTGTGTGGCAGAAGAATTCCTTCCTCGATTAAATGAAGAACACAGCTCATATGCTTGGTGTGCATTTGAATGCTGGCCAAAAAATCTTCATGCGGGATTGAGAAACACTCTCAACAATAAAAGCATCAAAGGTAAATTACAGACGATACTGGATCTAATTGTTTAGATCAGGATACATTTTTTGTAGAGCTGATCGATCTATCCAAGGATACCAGTAGGCAGTGACCATGTCAATACATTTATAAACATGATTCCAATGAGCTTCCATCCATTCCATCTCGTAGGTGTATTCCTGGAAGTTTCCCGCATTGGGATCTATCTCTGTGTTGGCGGATCTCATTGGTCCGGTCTGTGAGGACACGAAATTTGGAAAAAAGTCCATTGGATTGAACATGCTGTAATTATCTAAAATCGCTCAACTATATTAGTTGCCTATTTCAAAAAAACTGTCCAGTGATGCTATCATGGCCAACACCAACAGAGCCATCAGCATGATTGCAGAAGCTGCTGCATACATGGGCTCGTTTTTCTTGTAGTGGTCTTTTACTTTTGTTTTAATTTTACTCAACCAGCGATTTTCGCATTCGTTGTACGGTAACATTTTTTGATCCTCGATTACACACTGAGCCCGTTGCCGAGCTCAGTGAGTCGTTTTCTTGGGTATTAGTTTTTAGCTACACCGTTGGTGAACATTGAATAGAACTTCTGGACGTTGTCCTGGAATTCCTTCACGTTCTTTTGCATGGTCTCAGGTTTGAAAGTTTCCTGTACCTTGTCGTTGAACTTCTTCACGCTCTCTACTAATATTTGAGATTGCTCAGTGTAGTTCTGGCCGTTGGTTACGAAGTCATTGAACTTCTTTGCTGTGTCAATGATGTCCTCTGCTGTGACTGCAGGTGCCTTGAATTCAGCAACCACTTGGTCGCCATCTTTCTTGAGGCTGTATTCGTACTCGGCTTGCTTGATTGTGTAGTTGAACTCTGCAATGTTTTTTGCGAGTCCTAGTAGGTCGGCACGTATTTCGTAGCCGCTTTTCGACTTGATAGTTGACATAATAAAAACTCCTTTCTATGTGTGTGTGTTTGTGTTTTTCTTGTGTCAACTGTATTTATAACATAGAAACAGACATCTGTCAATATGCATGGTGAATTTGTGCGTTTTTACCACTATTTTAAGGTTCTTTTGATTCTGGGTCTTGGCCAAACAGCTCCACTGGTAGGTCGCACCTTGTAGTTTATTTTGGGATAGACATTGCCATCATAGGGTCTTTCTGGCTTATAGAATAAAAACAAGTTTGGACCCCCCTGTATATCTCTACCATCAGCAGGACCCCCGGATGTGGTTGTCAGCTGATCCGCTTTTGCAATGGCAGTGATGTATGATTTGGCACGCTCTTGGTTCATTTCTGGATAGGTTTCCAATGCACAAGCAAGTACACCACATACCTGGGGAGAAGCCATGCTGGTGCCTGATAGTTTACCTACAAAACCACTACCTCGCGGATCACTTACCCC